AAAGTTTCTAAAACAAATCCCACCGTAAATTTTCCAAAGTTTGTAAAAAAAATCCCACAATGTCTTTCTCACCAGAACAAATCCAAGAACTCGAAACATTCCTGAAAGTCCAATTCGAAGTACCGATGTTTGAAAAAATGTTGAAGAATTTTGGACTGAAATTTCCAAAGTTGGCAGCAGTAAAAGACCCTCTCATTGAGGCGAAAAAGAAGGCTCGAGCCGCTTTCGACCTGAGCATTGTTGGAAACGAATCCAATGATTTCCAAGAATCCCACGATGATTGGAAAAAAGTTAAGGCTGATTATGGCGGAGCATTTTGTGATGACGCATTGAAAATAAATGGAAAAATCGCTTACACTTTTACTTTCGAAGAAGCCATTCGAATGGCTGACGAGCACCGATGTGAAGCCATTACAAAGACGAAATATGGCTACAAAGTGTGTGAAGCATCGATTCCAATTAAAGGCCAAGCGACAAAGCCAAATCAGTCGATTATGGCTTGGACCAAGACAGAAACAGAATTCGAATATCCATATGACAGAACTGTTGTTGTACCAGACCGTCGAGTTATGGCTCGATTCTACGCAGCCAATATGAAAGCCAAAATGGAATTTAAACTCCACGGAATTGTTCCAACTAAACCAGAACCAGAAAAGCCAAAAAAGAAAGCAACAAAAAAGAAAGCAGGACCAAAAAAGAAAGCACCACCAGCACCAGAACCAGAACCAGAACCAGTATCGGAAGATGAATCAGAACAATTGGATGTTGAAAAAGTGTGGAACAGCGAAGGCAAAGAGTTTTACAAAGACGATGAAGGAAATTATTATGACATTGAGTCAGGAGACCAAGTTGAAGCATTCGAAGAATGTGATGAACCAGAACCAGAAAAGCCAAAGACAAAGAAAGCATTTGCAGTGAAAAAAGATTAAATAAATAAAAAAAAAAATAGATTAGAATAAAAAAAAAAGGTGATTATTATCGCCAGTTTTTTTTTTTTATATTTATATATATATATGGTATGTGTTTTATGTGAAAAGAATCCTGTGGAAAATTGGTTTGGCTCATTTTGTACTGAATGCCGACAGATTAAAAATCTTGGTAATGTATATGGTTTTCCGAGAACTTTGGAAATATTAAAGAAATGTTGTATTAGAGATGAAAGTCAATTGGAAAAAAAAATAGAAAATCATAAGTCTAAAATTCTAAAGACTACAGAAACTCAAACTGATGCGAGTTATGAAAAGCCACGCACAAGAAACACAAAATAAAAAAATATAATATATTATGAATGAAATAGTATTTTGGATATTAATGGTTATTTATGAAATAGTTATGGCTACACTTTAGTTCTGCCCTCCCCCAGCATTAGGATATGAAATTACTTCTCTTCCATCTACAAACCGTGGGAGTTCAATACCATTATAAATAGCAGTTTCTTCTTCATATTCCATATCTACATAATGTTGTAGAAAAGCATCATTTTCTTCAATATAGTTTTCTATTTTATATCCAGCAGAACCTCCAGTTTCTTCTCTTTTATTTATCCAAAATGATGTTGCGTGTTGGGCGAGTTGTTCAGCGAAATGTTTTGTGTAAAGCATTTTATTGTTTTGTTCTTAAAAATATAATTATAAAAAACTTTTTTTCAATTTTATTGCGGAAGAGCACACTTTTTACCTTTTGTTCTAAAGTTCTAAGAACTAATATCCATATATTTCTAATTCATCTTCTTCTGATTTAAATAGAAAATCAGATATCTTACTTCGCATATCAGATATGATATATTCTATAGTCCAACCAATGTCGCTATTATCACTCCAATCCACAGACATTTCTTGTAGCATTCTTATTTGGCCATATAGGTAAGCAATTGTTTTTTTAGAATCCATATATTTAGCCTTCATATTATGATGGTCAATGTCTTTCTGTTTTACACATTCCTTAAATTGTTCGGCCAATTCCAACATCTCTTGTTCGGTTTTATCCTCCATATCATATTGGTACATTTTATTATCCTTAAATAGTTCTTCCAGAAACTTTGTTCAAACTTTTCTAAAGTTTCTATTGTTCTTAGAACTTTGGAACAAAAGGTAAAAAGTGAGCCTTTCCGAAAAAAATCTGAAAATAGTTTTGAAAAAAAGTGAAAAATCGATGATTTAATGCAATAAATAAGATATAATTCCATTTTTCTTAGAACTTTGGAACTATTGGTAGAAAATGAACCTTTCCGAAAAACTTTAGCAGAATACTTTCAAATGAAAAAAAGCGGAAGCACCCATTTATTGCTCAAAGTTCTATACTTCTAAGAACAACAGTAAAATGTTTCATTGTGCCCCTTGTAAAAAAATATTCTTTTTTGAAAATTGAATTTGAAAATTTTACATTTTAAAGACAAATAAAATATATACAATATGAATATGAACATCGTCGATTTTTGCGACAAACACAACATTAAATGGAGACCTATTGAACTCAGAATTTCAACCAAGCCTGATGGTAAAATGAAAAAAGAAATGTTGCCGATGCTTGGACTAGGACTACCAGATGTAAAACATTTTAATGATAAAGAGTGGTGTGAAAATGAAATGATTAAATTACAAAAATATTATAAAAAGTTGTCGCAAGTTGGAAAAGACAAACTATACATTTCTATGGATACTTCTGATATATACCAACTGGATGTTGATTGGTTGGAATCTAAAACATATTCAGAAGAGGCAGAGACATTTGTTGCTGATATGCTCAAGACTTGTCCGTGGCATAAATCTACTACTAAAGTACTTGGAAAACATATATTCTTCATCCTAGATAAAAAGTTAAAGAAAAAACGACAACAATTACAGTTATCATCAGAATGTGAGTTATACAAAGATTTAGAAATTTTAAGTGGTCAGATGTCTTGGTGTCCTTCCAATGAAATTGTTCAAAATTGTTTCAAACTTATGCCAACACTAAAATATGATGAAATGCCTCTAAAACACGGTGCTACACTCATTGGTGATAAACCAAAACCAAAATTTAAATTTAAACCGAAGACTCAACAAGAAGTAAATGTAAATGATGTAAAAGACTTGGATAAGACGGATAAAATATTTAAATATGCCAATATTATTGGGTCAAAATTTCTAGATGAATATAGTGATTGGATGAAAATTTTATGGGCGTTAAAGTCAGAAGGGGCTCGTGCTGTTGCTGAATACATCTCAAGAAAGTCAGAAAAATTTAATCTGTTTGAGTTCCAAAAGAAATGGGACAGTCTCGATAGCAATGGTTCTATTACAATTGGAACATTATATTATTACGCTAAATTATCGGACGGTAAAGAATATCGTGTTCTACAGAATGAAGAAATGAGCAATATGGAATTCTTGGACAGCGATGACGCACAAGCAGAATTATTTTATAGAGCGAACGAAGATAACCTTGTTTATAAAGATAATTCTATATTTCTATATCTCGGTAATGAAGAAGGTACAAAAGGCCGATGGTTTCACGATGAGAAAAATGAAAGAGTAAAAAAAATTCTTTCTGATTATCTTTCGGACTTACAAAAAGCATACTTAAAAACATTATGGGACGATATTAATAAAAAAAAAGAACAATTCCCCAGCATCAATGATGATAAAGAAAAACAAGCCTGTGCTGATGATATTCTAAAGATACAAAACAAAATAGAATTTGTTTCTAAGTTGTGTGGAAGACTTAAAAACTGTGCTAAAATTAATACAGTGTGTGAGCGTCTAAAAAGTTTATTATCGGTAAAAGATTATCAAGAAATTCAGTTTGATAAAAACCAATATCTGCTGCCATTTAATAATACTTGTTATGATTTAAAATCACATAATTGGGTTGGAACACGACGTGAAGATTATATATTGGAAACAACTGGATATAATTGGGTTGCTCCAACAGATGAAGAAGTGGAAACAATCAGCAAACTATTTGAAGAAATATTTCCATCTCCAGAAGTAAGACAAGAATATACACATTATTTGGCTACTGGTTTATATGGCATTCCTATTGAAAAATTTATATTTGCTTCTGGTGGAGGCGGTAATGGTAAGGGTGTTATAAATGAATTACAAATTGAGACTTTGGGTAATTTTGGATACTTGGCGAATAATGCTGTTCTTCTAAATCCATTGAAAGACGGTGGAAATCCAGCCATTGCTAATATGTCTGGTAAAAGATTTATTAATTACAGAGAACCTGATGAAAGACAAAGTATTAATTTATCCACTGTAAAGGAACTTACTGGTGGTAAAGGAATATCAGCACGTAAATTATATTCCAATGATGACAAAGTTCAATTGGTTGCTACACAAGTTTGCGAACTAAATAAGAAATGTCCAATGGTTGGTGATTTGGGTGATTCAATTGCTCGAAGGCTCAGAGAAATTCCATTTGTTTCTACATATACTAATATTAAAGAATTGTTGGATAAAAAAGAAGTCTTATCAAATGTTTATAAAGCAAATCCATATTATAAAACAGTAGAATTCCAAGAAAAATTTAAATATGCTTTGTTTATATATCTCATCAGATATTGTAAAAAGTGGGAACAGGAACACCAACAAACAGTATGTCAAAAACTATATGCTTGTAAAGAAGTATCTGATTTGACCAAAAAATATATAGAAGAGAATGATAATGTATTTAATATTTTAAAACAACATTATGTATTGGATATGGATGATGACGCAGCAATGTGTCCTGCTCGTGAATTTTGGGTATATTTCAAAGATTCTGATTTTTACAGAACTCTTACAAAACAAGAACAAAACAAAACTTACTCAGAAAAAGCAGTGATTGACCATCTCAGGTCTTCTACATCTACCAGAATTTATTTTAATGATAAATTTTCATTAAAAAATGCTGCTGGAAAAATCAGAACTTACCGAAATATATTGCGATTCTGGAGATTAAAAACAGAGTCTGAAATTTATAAAGAACAATGTGAGGCTGGAAATGCTGATAATGTATTGGAATTGGAATTCGAAGATTAAAAAACTTTTTTGAAAAGTTTGAACAAAAAAATAGTTTTCTAAGTTTAATGTATATGAAAATTGTAGAAAAAAACGGATATGTACAGCAATTGGAATCACCTCCACCTAGCCCTCCACCATCACCAACAGAAGATGAAGTTAAGGTAAGCAAAAGAAGAAAAAAATTATCAGACAAACAATTGGCAGCCCTCGCAAAAGGCAGAGCAAAAGTACAAGAAAATAAAATAAAAAGAAAAAAAATTAATAAAAAAGATACTGAATTTATTAATGCTGGATTGAGGGGTGCGGCCGAGGCAAAAAAAAAAAAGAAACTATTAAAATCATTTGAACCATCAGTAAGTAGAGAAAAAGAAATCAGAGGAAAATTACAGAAAAAAAAACAAAACCAAATGAAAATTAAATCGTGGCAAGAATTAAGGGAAGAAACACTGGAAAAATGTGATACTCTTGAAGATTTTGATGAATTATCAACCCATTTAGATACAATTACAGAAGAAGAGGTAATTGATGAATCACTGCTGAAAAATAAATTAAATAAAATCTTTGATAATTATAAGAGATGAGTAAAAAAGAAGAATATAATCCAAAAAATTTTAAAATTATGCCATTGAAAAGTTTAGATAAAAATGAAGTGGGTGAAGTAGATTTTGATGTCTTACCAAATGTACCATTTTTAGCCTATGTTATTGGTGCTGTTAAAAGTGGAAAAAGTTTATTTATGGCAAATCTTTTTTTTAATCCAAATTTTCCATACAAAGAAACATTCGATATTAAAATTTTAATATCCAATACAGCATACAATGATAAGATTATGAAACCTATTTTGGAACAATTTGATTTTGTTTTCACTGATTATTCAGATTCATTGCTCGAAGAGATAATACAAATGGTTGAGGATGATGACAGCCAATCCAAATATTTATTGGTTCTAGAAGATATTATTGGTAATGTAAATGTTAAGAGAGCAAGTGGTTCAATTGATGCTTTGACTGGACTTACTACTAAATATCGACATATTGGTAATGAAGACCAAGAAGGTAAAATTAGTATATGTATCATATCTCAGTATTTTAAATATTTAAATGCCATCCAAAGAATTAATGCCAGTGCTTATTTTTTAATGGGTAATTCACCTGAGATAGAACTAAAGAAAATGGCACAAGAATTATCTGTATTCGGTGGAAGTGAAAAGGAATTTATAGAAATATATAAAAAGAGCAAACAAGAACCATTTGATTTTTGTTTTTTAAATATACAAGATTTAACAGCAAGACGAAATTTTGAAGAAAAAGAAATATGGAACACAAGTATGAACAAACAAAATAATAATGATGAATCCGATGTATCATCAGATAGTTTTTATGATGACTCAGAATCAGAAGAAGAAGAAAAATAAAATATAATGTATTATTATAAATGGCTTATTTTAATCAATTACAAGGATATATGTCCAATTTGCAGGAAGGTGTAAATCACGAAAATGATGTAAAACAATCGCAGGTTGCCCAAAAAGTTCAAGGTATTCAACAGAAATTTGAGGCAGTTTCACAACAAGCCGAAGGATGGGGTGGTGCTATAAGTCAAGCAGGTATTGTTTGGAAACACGGACGAAAAGTTGTTGAAAGACTTGGAAAAGCCGCTCAAGATGCTAAAAAGGCTGCTCAAGGTGCTAGCGGTGATGGAACAACTCCTCCAACAACTACAACTCCTACAACAACTACAACTCCTGCTACTGGTGCTCCTGATGCTGCTGGCGGAGCGACTCCTGCTGATATTCAAGCCGCTCAAGATGCCGCTGCCGCTGCTGCTCAAGGTGGTGGTGGTGGTGCTGCTTCCGCCGCTGCTGGTGCTGGTGCTGCCCCTGCTCCTCCTGCCGCCCCTACCCCAACCCCAACCCCAACCCCAACCCCTGCCCCTGCTCCAGACCCTGCTGCCGCTGGTGCTGGTGCTGGTGATGCTGGTGGTGGTGGTGGTGGTTCTATCGCTCAAGGTCTTAATGATGCTCGACTAGCAGCAGGTGGTACGATTCGTGTTGCTGGCCAACCAGTCACTTCGATGGCTTCTGGTGTGAGTACTACTGGCAGTGGTGCAGTACAATTACCAACTATAGGTGCTCCACCTGCTCCACTTGCTCCAGACGCTGTCGTAGCAACACAACAAAATATCGCTGCTGCTGGTGCTGGTGCTGGTGGTGGTGCTGGTGGTGGTGCTGCTGGTGGTGGTGCTGCTACTGCTGGTACTGATGCTGCTACTGATGCTGCTGCTCAAGCCGCTGCTGCTGCTGCTGCCGCCGCTAATGCTGGGGGTAGCGTTGTAAATACTGTTGCTAGTGGTGTAAATACTATTGCTGCTGGTGTAAATACTGCCGCACAAACTGCTACTGATGCCGCCGCTGCTGCTGCTTCCGCCGCTTCCTCTGCTGGTGGTGCTGCCGCTGGTGCTGCTACTGGAGTTATGGGTGCTGTAAATCTTACTTTAGATAGTATTCCAATTATAGGAGAAGTTGTTGGTATTGGAACTTTGATTGGTGGATTAATTCACGGATTACATAAAAAAGGATTGGACAACAAAGATGCTCAAGCAGCACCAACAGGTTCAATCGCAACTACTGGAATCGACACTAGTGTTTTCAGAGGGAACACTTTGGGACAAAGCGGTGGTGGCACAGTTGTTTGACGCATTGCTAATATGTTTAAGACTTTTAATATGAGTCTTTTTGGTATTCCAAGACATCAATTGATTACACTCAGTACAAAACCAAGTATCACCCTTTCTACTCTCTTGGTATTTTTTTAATCGTGCTTGTTCTTTTTCCCAATTAGCATAGTAATAGACTTTTTGTTTTGCGGCATATAAATTGGGATTTTTAGCATATCTTTTTTTATGATATTCATTCGGCTCTTGAGTTGGAATATTCTTATTTATAATAACATAATTTTTATCCTTGTGGTTTTCCATAAACCATCGTTCTCTTTTTTTAAGGTCATATCTCCTAATATTCTGATGTTTTTCTAGTATCTCAGAAGATAAATCACCACATATCCATTTAGATGTACATTTATTATTTGGAGCATTATGTTGTTGTATTCTTTTTATATAATCACTACAAGAACCAAAATAAATCTTATCATCTTCTTCAGACCACAATTTATAAATGTATCCAACATCCAAAATTTCTTTTTGATAATCAGTTAAGGTTGTCATTTAATATAACCTTATAAAAAATAAAAATAAACGAAACGCACTAACTTTTAGTTTGGTTAGTCCCACGTAATTGTATGACACGTTTCCAAATATTTCTGTTTTATATCCTCTACTTCCTTAACATTTTTTAAATGTATCTTTGATTTTATATGATTTGGAATATGTCCTCTGGAAATTTCACGCTTACAAAGGGAACACATAACTTTTTCTTTTAACCATTCAGTATATCTCGACATATTAAATTAATATTTTAGAACTCTTAAGTCAATTTTATTTTGATTCTATACATAATAAATTTACTGTTGTTTGATTATTTCCAACAATTGAACCACTTCCAGAATGTTCAGTAATCTCTACATAGACTACATTATCTGGTGGCATTTTTAAATTTACAGGCATATTAACATCAGTCGCTACACCTGACGAAAGACTAATTTTACCAATTAAATCTTTACTACCAGTATTAAGATTTTGAACAAACATTTTAATTGATGAACCAGTTTGTGAGAAAGATGAAACATATAATTCTTTTATGAGCAAAGTATGTTTGGTTGGAGGAGCATAAGATAACATTTTAGAACTAAAATGAGTTGGTTGTAAAACACCCATTACAAGTGTGCTACCAGTTTGTTTTGCCGTAATAGTTCCAACATTAGATAGATTAGTTCCGTGAGTTTTAACAACAATAGAATTCACAACACAAAATAGATTTGTTCCAGACTCAATTCCAGTTCCTGTATTCACTGTTGTAGTTCCATTCATTTTAAAAACACATTTTCTATACTTCCTTTTGGAGTCTGAGCCATCAAAAAATAATCCTTCTACCTCTACTGTTCTAGCCCCAGTTCCAGTATCACGTGTATCATTAGGAGAAGTCGAAACAATATCTAATGCTGAGTTATCACCATTATTATCAACAGTCAATTTAGGTTTAATGATGTGTCCAGCAGCACCAAGTGTGTTAGTTCCAGAATTCGAAGCAAATAAAGTTTCATCAAGGGCACGAATCATTTTATTTTCTGCTAATACATTCTGATTCATAATCTGATTGTAAATCGGTTCTACTATTTCTTTCAAAGACATTATATTAATTTAAGATATTTTAATTTGGAAAAATAAAATATATTAGTAATATATAAAATGTCTGTCGCTGAGAATTCTAAATTTATTTCGCTAGTTGCCGATAATGGTACAGAATTTACTTCTGAACAAAAAGCAATTTTTAATATTCATCCTGATATTGGATTTATGAAGGGTAAAGATTCATATATGTCATTCGATATACTAAATACTTGCCCTGAAAGTCGCCCTTGTAATTTTCCATCTACCGCTGGTGCTTCCAGTGTTATAGACCGAATGGATATTTACAGTCTTGCCAATGGCCAATTACTCGAATCCCTTACTAACTACAATTTGTGGTGTTCTATTGAAAACCAATATTTAGAAGAAGATAATTCACACGCTCAGATAAAACTTGGAACTGATGGTGTTTCTTGCCAAGCATACAAAGTTTCTCAAACTGCTGGCACAAAAGCAAATGTGTTGGTGGAGCGAGGATTTTGTTCTGCTCAAGGTGGAACTGCTGCTGATTTCGAAAGAAGTACCCTCGATATTGGTTCTATGATATTTTCGCAGATTAAGTCTGGTACTGGAATCGTATCCAATGTATCTCAAGAAAAGGATATTGATGTTGATATGGGTCAGAAAAATTTCACCTCACGTAAATTCTGTATTCCATTAAAGGCAGGAATTTTCTCTCATTTCGGTGTGGCAGAAAAACTTACTCCAATTCTTTTGTTTGGTGGTCTTCGTGTAGAAATTACTTTTGCTGAAGATAAAAAAGTTATGCAACAATTAAATGTAGCATCTTCTGATACCACATCGGTTAAAGCACAGAGTTGGGCTACTGGTATTCCTTGCGATGCTACCGTCACGACAGCAATCGCTGCTGGCAACAACACTGCCCTAAATCTTCGAACAATTAGAATTACTAATCCTATTTCTGACCCAGCCACACTTGGTATTGTTCGTGGTGCTAGGATGACTATTTCTGAAAATGCTAATGGAACTGCCGACCAAGCATTTACTGTTGTTGGTGTTCGACGAGACAATTCTGGCAACACTGCTGGAACTTTGCCGACCGATAAGATAATTATTATTACGGATGCTGACATTGCTACTGCTTTTGCCACTCCTGCAAACAACCGATTGTTTTTCACTAATGGCTCAACACAAAGCACATATAAATTAAAGAATGTAGAACTCAAGGTATTACAAGTTATTCCACCACAGAAGATGATGAAAAGCATTATTAAGGAATCTCAGTTCGATTTCATTTCTTGGGATTGTTTCTTGGATAATCTTCCATCCACATCACTTAGTCATCAGTCCGATATAACAAGTGTAGCATCAGCAGCAAAATGTATTTTCACACATTATATTTCAGTTGGACACGAAGCAAACAGCCATTATATTAATTATTACAATGGACAGCCACCACACAACACAAATCTCAACTCAGTCCAATATTTTATAAACAACAAACTATATCCATTGAAATCTTACAATCCACAAGCAAAGGAAGACAAGGTAGTAAATATGAATGAAGTGGTAAAAGCATTTAATTCTATTGGCAAACAAGTAAAACGACTTGGTGATTGCCGAGCAGGTGGTATTTGTGATTACACAAACACTTACCTTCACGCACGAGAATTAGCACGAGGAGAACAATTTGTATATAATCTTAAAGACGCAGAACCACAGATTCGGTTAGGTTTCAGTGCTGATAGACAAGCCGCTTCTACTGGTGGCTCTTATGCTCTCAACAATTGCCGATTGATTAATTGGGTATTCTCAGTAAAAACAATTATGATAAATAAAGATAATCTCCAACTTATTTTATAAAAAGTTTGGAATTAAAATATTTTATTAATATATAAATGCCGATTGAAAAGAATTATTTTAGTATTGCCCCACTCAATGACAATCCACTTCAAAGTGTATCTACCGATGGTATTACAGGAGGATTTTCCTTCAAAGAATCTAATCCAATTGTAAAATTTAGTCTTCCAGCAGTAGAAAAACTTCTAGAAACAAATACATTAGTACTTACAGGACAATTTATTGTAAAAGATTCTGATACTAATGAAGGATTCCACAACGCCAATTATGCCAACTTAGACCACGATTCACAAACTAGAACAACACTCGATGACAAAAATGTTGCTATCGCTGGAACTAATGGCACTATGGAAAAATCTACTTGCTGTAATATTCCAAATCACGGTGGTGTTCATAATGTTATAGATAAAGTAGTCATTCAAACTAAAAAATCAAATACTGAGTTAATTAATATTCACAACTATCCAGCATACTCATCCTTGAGAGAAGCATACACAAATAATGATGAAGATTATTTATGGGGTGTTCCATCTAATCGAACTCTTGGACAAGGAACTCACGCTGATACTGTAAATCGTAGAATTCAAATGATTGCTGATAAAACTGCTCAAGACCTTAAAACAAATAACAACAAACAATTAGGTGTGCCTTTCTCATTAAAATTGGATATAGATTTATTCCAGTCTGGCAATATTCACCTCGGTCAAGCATACACCAACGGTCTTATGCTTACACTTCACTTAGCCCCAGACTCAAGTGTTTTATTCCAGCGATTCAGAGATAAAGCAACCACTGGTGCTGATACAGCAAATTCGGATTTATCAAACACTATGTATGTTCTTCGAAATCTTAAATTAGAAGGGCGATATATTGTTCCAACTCCTCAAGAATTAAAAGCATACCAAGCACAAATTCCACTTAATTCGCAACTCAACTTACTCAATGATATTCACGCTGACCAAGATAATATCGCATACACTCCTCAACTCAATTCGGTAAAAGCAATGTGTAATTTGTACTTAGATAAAGACCAAACAAATAACTTATCATACCAACAAAACAATTTCAGACTTCCAGTTGGGATGAAACAAGTAGAACACAAAAAAGACAATCTTCGATTTCCATTTACTTACCCACTCAAAACCCAGCCAAATTATGAAAGTCTTGTTGAACTAGGTGCTGGTTCTGTTAATCCTAATGAAATGTTAAAACGAGAAAACATTATGGGTGATGTAGAAATCCGAAAACACTTTGAAAGGGCATTGCTTGGTGGTAGGGAATCTATTCGAAGTTCAGCCAATATGCGTAGAACAAAAAAGAATCTCGAATTTGACTACAATGACCGAACTAATGGAATATACAATGCTGGTCAGGCTCAGATTGAGGGTACTGCTATTCCAACTTCTGATGGTGTTGGAAATCAGTTATATCCAGAACTAATGGGTCTTGGTGTTGATTACACTTATGGTGTTGGAAACTCATTGAATTACATAAATCGTGATTATTCTAATACTGTTGTGTCTGGTGTAAATGCTGGTTCTACTCTTCTTCCAGTTGATAGGCGAAACAAATCAGAATTAGTACAAACGTTTGTAAAACACAACGCTGCATTGAATTTACAAAGTCTTGTAAAAACTATGTAATAAACTTTTAAAAAAGTTTGAACAAAATATATTATGTTATATTATGTGGGGACTAATAAAAAGAATCGCTTGTAAGATGACAATATGTTGTAAATCTAATTGTAGCCTTGAACCAGAAGGCAAAGAAAAAGACGACCGAGAGACTGGAAGTCAATTGTATTATGATTATTATTCACAAAAAGAAAAGAAATTTTCATCAACCTCGCTTCCTACTTATAAATAATATAAAACTTATATATATGGATTTATGTATATATAAAATAAACAATGGTTATAAAATTGGAAAACGAGATGGCTCTAGATTGGATGAACATTATGGAAAAAGATACTATATCACAAAAAGACCAATGAGGCGAGACCCAGCCAAAAAATTACTTATGAAATTACAACTTGCTGAAAAAGGAATTGTAATGAATGTAAAATCTAAAAAGAAAAAATTTAGAGATGGTTTTATTAGAGTAGATGCTATCTATTCCAAAAAGAAAAAAAGAGATTCCCAAGCCAATAATTTTTTTAATTTTAATCTAAAAAATATTATCATTTGACATTGTTTGTTTATTATTATCGTATTTTTTATATTATATAATGTTATATAATGACTTCCTTAAATTTAGTTTCGCCGAATGGTAATGGACATACTTACTCTGTTCGATTTAGAGAACCACTAGTTATAGAAGCAAATTCAAAAGTGTATTTAAATTTTGCTAAATTCAAAAGAAATTCAAGCATTTATTTTTCACAAGACCAAACAATAGAAGTTCAACCTCAACAGATTCTTCCAACAGTTAATCCAGCAAACACATCTGTATCAAATACTATTCTAGCCACAAGTACAATTACAATTCCAGCAGTTAATCCAATTACTGGAAAAACTGGATATACACCAAAACAATTGGAATCAACAATTGCTGACTTACTTGGAGGCAACCCCAATACGGAAACCTCATATGGACTTCGTGCTGACGCTGGCTCACCAGCAAAACCGACACAATTATTTTTGTACAATCCAATATATGATGCCCAAAACACGGCTCAAGTTGCCATTGGATTATATAAAGATTATTCTAATTTAGGATTGGCTAGTTGGCTTGGACACGACACGACAGGCAACTCAGTAAAGGCTGCTTACAGTGATGGTGTTTCTCAAGGATATATAAGGGATGGTAGTGCCATCGCATCAGGAACAGAACCTTATTATGATAATTATGCTTTGTCAAAACAACATTATGACCATTCATTTCAGAGTTCATTAGACCAAGTTTCAGATAATCATAACTTAGTTATATTCAGAAGTAATAAAACTATTTCTCAGCAACAAGGCAACATTTTTATTGGTCTTAGTTCATTCGAAATTGCAGACGCAGTACATAATTCTGGAGCAAACACCGATTGGACTGATTATTTAGCCTCCGCAAACAACTCTTTCACACACAGAAATTCTACGACTAAAGTTTGTACTGGAACAAATGGTGTAAATATACATATGCCAGTATTATATAAACCTAATGTTAGTAATGCTGTTCTGGCAGCAACAGTAAATGGTGATTTAGAGGATGCTGTTCCACAAGCATTTATTGGTGTAGAAATTACTGGGGCTCTTGCTGGTGATGGAAACAAAATGATGTTAAATATTTGGAGGGCTGCCAACTATTCTGGAAATAGAAATCTAACATTGGCTGCTCCTCGTCGTGAAATAAATAGAATGAAAAA